ACCTGTCTTAGCCTTAGCCATGCGAATGTCTGATAAGTTTGATAGACTTATAAGTGCTGAACGTCTAACGCCACCTACAACCACAATGTCTGCAACCTTACACACAACATCGTGACACTCAATACTGGTTAGCTTACGACCTGCTGCTTTGTGGAATACTTCTACACAGAAACGGAACAAGTCTTCAAGAGGCTGTGAGCCTGATGCACGACCACCGAAGGTCTTGAGTCTAGCACCTGCAGGTCTTACTTTGTGCATATCCCACTTAGGTACTTTACCTGCATATAGCATAGCAATCAACTCACGAAATGCAGACGCCCAACCAATCTTGCTGTCAGCTACTACAATCGTTGTGTCTGTATCGTGAAAGGTTTCTGCGACTATTGGTAACTTATTAATAAAGTTACGCTCAACACTAAAGCCTACACCAGTACCACACATAAGCACATACATTAGCTCATCAAATGCTCTAGGTGAATCAATAGCTAAGTAACTGCAGTTAAATCCTGCTACGTTATCTTTGTCTAGTGCTTCACCTGCTGTCATCATACAGCGCATAGACGGCATAACCTTTTGACTATGTATGCCATCATACAAACGCTTAGCTGTTTTCTTATCTATTTGCTTTCGATTAACCCAAAAGTCTACATACCTTTGTACAGTTTCCTCCCAAGTCTCTCGCCTGCCCTCACTAGAGAGCCAACGAGCGTACCGTGACTTGTGTATAAACTGTTGGTATTTATCCATTTAAGTCTCCAAAAGTTACTGCTGTCCATACTTCTTTGTAGAAGTTTAAGAACTCTTGTCGGTTATCCCACAGTATAACTGCAGGTACATACACTGGCGATACTGCAAATAAAACTACCGCCTTTACAAATAGCTTTTGTTTCTCTGTAAATTTAAAACTCCAATCTTTACTCATCGTCTATTTCCTCCCAGACATTTCCAATAGTTATATTAAGAAAGGGCAGTAGTATTACTGTCCCACAAAAAGGCATTACATCGTGTTCGCCATTTCTGACCGTCCAGACCGGACGACTGTCGGCAAATTCAATATCAAACCCTACTCCGTTTCTAACCTCAATCGTCCATAATCTGTTCCAAAACTGGTACGTCATATTCTTTCCTCGTTTGTTTTTTTCTTGCAGTCTTAGCTTTGCTAGACCTCGTATACTTCTTAAACTTTTTCTTGCGAGCAAACTGATTCCTGCGCTCTTCTTTTCTATCCATTACCACCAACCTAAGTTTCTAGAATTGTTTAATATAATCATAAAACAAGTAGCGATATGTATAACCCACCAGAATGTCCGTATTAACGCAACAGTATCTGCCTGCTTATCCGTCTCTCCTACTTTTTCGCCAAGAGACTTAGCCCATATACGCCACCACTTTTTCATCTGCTAAAAGATTTAATAAGTCTAGACAAGTACCACTCAGCTTTCTTTAAATCTTCAACTGGCTTACCTTTATTTTCATATCTCCAGATATACTTTAATACGTTTCCTTTTAGGTAGCCTCTGAACTGAGATAAGCCCATGCTAGATTCTATACCTTCTATACACTCAACGCCACCTGAGTTATAGTGCGAAGGATTGTTTACTGGGTCATCGTTCCAACAATCAGCAAAGTCTTCTGAGTCAGCAGTCACCTCTGGGTCTGTACCTCTAGTGCTATCGTAAACCCAATGCGAGTTTAAATCACGCATATACTCTTCAAATGTAGGTTCTTTCTTCATTCAAATGTCTCTCTCTTTTTTTTGTTAATCCAATCATCAGGTATGCTATCTTCACTAAACCATCTAAAACTATTTGCCTCAGCCCACTCAGCGTGAGAGCGTTTAGTTCCGTCCTTTCTGACCTTAGCCTGTGGCATGGGGGCATTAGGATTAGCAAACAGGAAAACCAGTTCGATGTCATCTGGCAGTGCTTTGGCTATCCATACGTACTTACTGTACTCAGCACTATCCCAGAACCGTCCTTTGGCTTCTAGTAATATCTTCTTACCATTGATAACTCTTACAAAATCGGGTTCGTACTTATGCTTCACTGTATACTCTACCTTATCAACGTGATGCTCCCATCCGTCTAAAATGCCTGAGTGAAGTTGATACTCCCAATTAGAGTCGTAGCCCTTTACCAAATCCTTTTCAACTGGGCGTTTAACTCTTGCTTTCCTGTAGCCTTTCCTTATTTTAGCCATCCGTGCTATACCTTACGTTGCTGTATCTTCCAGTTGACATCAGCTAGTGTAAAGTCTTCTACCTGTTTGTCGGGAAAAATACGCATTAGTTGTTTTAAGTTTTTAATAACGTGCCTCATTCCAAACACGCTACAGTATTTAGTTCCCATACCCCAAACGTGGGTCTGTGTCGGAAGCATCTGAGCCAAATTAGTTTTATTTACTTTGTTAGCTTCTTCTTCCAACAACAACGATTTAACCCACGCAAGTTGTATAGTTTCAGCGTGTTTCCGTATACGCTTACTTAGTCTTCTATTCATAGTACCTCTTCTACTTTGGGTTCTGCTACGACTTTTGTGAGGTACGCATACCCTGTAGAGTATTTAAAAGTCCTTAGACCTGCACCATCGTTAGCATCCTTGTGACATTCGTGCTTATACTTACAGTACGAACAACCTTTAGGTAATCTCATATTACCTTTTTTACCGTCAGGCAAAGGATTATAACATAGTTCTGGAGGTTTGTCAAGCTCTAAATTATCACGCAGCGTATTTATTGTAGTCTCTATATTAGGTTTATCTAAGTCATCAGGCTCAAACATACACAGTTCACCGTTCTCCTTGTTGATAACCAAGAACCCACCACCGTCTGTACCCTCTGCTTTCTCGTAACCTGCAAGCTGTCCGAGATAACCGAACGGGTCATCCGAATTTAACGTACCATTCTTAAACTTCTGGAACGCAAACCTAGATGCAGACTTAACATCTACTACTTGACCGTTAATCTTACAGTCCATGTGACCTACGATGCCGTTTACTTCTACTTCTTTTTGCTCGTCAGTCACTTCATGTCCTGCCATACGTACAAGCATGAGTACAATCTCTTCTAAGATATGACCATACAAGAACTTAATCTGAGTAGGACCGTTGACATCGCTTCTACCATCCTCATCACGCTTCTCAAACCACAACTGTCGCTGAGGCTTACCTACGTTAGACATACGAAGTGTAAAGTCTGTGTCACGTTTGCGTGGTGTAGCCCAATGCATGATAGCTTCTTTCATAGATGCCATAGTTTCATCGAGTGCCTCCTCCGTTATTGGAAGAGGCTCACCCTCAGATAGGTTTTCTAGTAGTTTATATACGTCAGGTACTACAGTATTAAGCGGCTTCTGGCTCATCTTCTATCTCCTTGAATGCTTTGATTACATCAGATGAAAACAGCTTCTGCAAGTTTAGCAGATACATCTGACTTGCACGGTTGTCACCGCCTGATACAGTCTTAAAGCTATCTAGTTTCTTTACAATCTTCTTGAGTGTCTTAGTATTAAACACAAGTGTACAGTATTCGTCATCACCAATACATAGATTATGAAACCAGTAGTCCGACTCGGTTGCATCAATACCTGATGGCTTACCATAAGACTTATACTCAATGCAGATGTTACCAGTCTTCTGCCACAAGTCACGCTCGGATTTTACTTCTATCTTTTTGTTAGTGAGCATATCCGCAATCTTATCTTCACGCACAACTCCATACTGCAAATCAATATCAAACTTCTTTCTGTCTTCTTTAGTGGGTTTCATGCCAACCGTCTCCGATGTTGTAGTCCCCATCAAGAGGACAGTTTAAGTTTAAGTTCTTACCTGCCTGTATTATAGCTTGTACACCTAGCTCTCCAACCTTTTCTGCTACTGATGGACGACACTCTATCTGCCATTCATCGTGTACATTAGCTACTATCCTAGCATCAATACGCTTGAGCCATAGATTGTGCTCAAGTATAACCAATGCTTCTTTCATAACTATAGCACCTGCACCTTGTAACAGTGTGTTCAATGCAGCGTGTTCACTTCGTACAAAGAGCTTACGTCCGTCCAGACCTTTTAGAAATCCTTTCTTGCTCTCTCTTTGAACTCGTTGGATAAGCTGTTTAAATGATGGTAAACTATCAAGAAACTGTCTTCGCAGTTGTTTACCGACTGCCTTGCCTCGCTTAGCCACTGACCCAAGCTTTGCATCTCCTGCTCCGTATAAGAGGGCATAGATGAAAGTCTTTGCCTGATTTCTAGATTCAAGTCCTGCAAGCTTTTGGTTAGTTGTGTGAATGTCTCCGTTGAGTATTTCATTTGTATAGTCCTCATCGTTCATGTAATGTGCTAGCATTCTTAGCTCTAATCCAGAAGCATCAATGCCAACCAGTTTGTTACCAGACTTAACAGTCCAACAAGCTCTACACTCTGCACCGTAGGGTGAGCTAGTGCTAGGTACTTGTGCCGTGTTAGGGTGGCTGTGTGTCATACGTCCTGTTACTGCACCGTTAGGATTGACGTACCCTCGTATCCTACCGTCAGGTTCTACTGCCTTAATCCAACTGTTAACCTGTGCTAATCGTTTCTGTAGCATCAGGTACTTAGCTATCATCTGTGCTTCGGGTATGTCTTTAACCTTAGACAATGTACCCTCATCAACTATTGGTTGACCTGTTGGTGTATAGTTCTTAGGCTTCCAACCTGCCTCGACTAGATACTCGCCTATCTGTTTACGTGAGCCTAGATTAAAAGGTATCTCTGTCTCACGCCTGATGGGTTTACCGTTTAACTCCATGTCCACCCACTCGTCATCGGTAAGGCGAACACCCTTATCGTCTTGGTCTTTAGCAGTCTTAGCTAGCCTGTTAGTCTTAGTGTATTGCGGACTAAGAATCTGTACGTTTAAACGAGGCTTGAATGTTTCATGCACCTCAGACTCTACTGTAGCTAGCTTCTCGCTGAACAAAGCAACTAGCAACATAGCTTTACGCATATCAAACTCAAAGCCGTTGGCTCGTTGTTGCTCTACAATCTTAGCTACATCGTGTTCTAGTCTAACTGATTGACCAGTAAACCCACGGCTCTCCTTGCGTAGTTCGTTATATACTTTAGTATTGAGTATGACATCACGCTTACAATACTCTAGCATCTCTTCGCAGTACGCATCCCATGCACCGTCTGACTGACCATAGCTACCCTTGTTGTAGCCTAAGCGATAGCCCCATGACTCTAGACCATGACCACCCTCACGAGTAGGCTTAAACAATCTAGACAGCACAAGTGTATCTACAATCTTCTTGTCAGATAAATCTATACCCTCTACTTTCTTGAGAGCAGGTAGGTCATAGCCAATGATGTTATGACCTATAAGTTTTGTCGCTGACTTCAAGAATAAGTAACCTGCTTCAAGCTGTGTATTGTCGAATGTAAACACATCTCCTGTGTCTACATCCTGTGCAACAATACAATAGATTTTAGTAGGTTCTAGTCCATCAGCCTCAATATCAAATACTATATTCATAGCTCATCTCCATCAAGTTCTGCATAGTGGTCATCGTTAGGTATCTCAGATAGCCTGCCTGTCTCTGTGTCGTACAGTAGACCGCAAGCCACACCAACATCACCTGTGTATCTAGACTTTAGTACACGTACTTTGGTGGTAGATGCCTCGATAATATCTTCTGATTGCTGATTGCGCTCAAGAGATATAACTGCATCAGATAGCTGAGCAATCGACTGACTACCACGCAGATGTGATAGACCTGTCTCAATACCATTCTCATGTCCACGATTA